GTCTATTAATGACTTAATAAGAAATAACGTCATAACTATAGGCTCTGGCAGATCACCAGTAAATATCGATGCTTGCAGGTTGCAGTATCTTAATCATTTAAGAAAAGCTGCTAGATATACAAAGAAAGATGGCGGTGCTGATATAGCTGAAGAGAAGGCTAGACTTACCAAAGCTCAAGCTGACAAAGCGGAATTAGAAGTTTCAGAGCTTGAAGCTAAATTAATCCCAGCAGACTTAGTTGCAGATACTTGGATTGATTATGTTGCTAACGTAAGAGCAAAGCTGTTAGGCTTACCCTCACGAGTGGCGCATCAGGTTTTAACTCTTGATAAATATTCAGAAGTAGAAGAAGCTATTAAAGAACAGGTGCATGATGCATTACAAGAGTTAGCAGATGATGGAATACCTCAACAATATAGAAAAAGTATTACAAAAAACAAGAAAGACTTGGACTCCTCCGCCAAATCTTAAGATAAGCGATTGGGCAGATAGATATAGAAAGCTATCTGCTGAATCATCTGCTGAGTCTGGGCAATGGCGAACTAGCAGAGCAGAGTATCAAAGAGATATTATGGATGCTTTTAATGATCCAAATATAAATCGCATAGTATTTATGAAGTCAGCACAGGTCGGTGCTACAGAGATACTTTTAAATGTAATTGCTTATTATATAGATCAAGACCCTGCTCCTATGCTGATCATGCAGCCTACACTACAGATGGCTCAAGCATTTTCCAAAGATAGACTTGCTACCATGATTAGAGACTCAGAGAAGATTAGAAATTGTGTTAAAGACCCAAGAAGCCGTGACTCAGGCAATACTGTATTACATAAATCCTTTCCTTCAGGTCACTTAACAATAGTTGGTTCTAACTCTGCAAGTGGTCTAGCATCAAGAGCAGTAAGATTATTATTAGCAGATGAATGTGACCGCTACGAGACCTCTGCTGGCGCAGAGGGTGACCCTATATCTCTTGCTACAAAAAGAACAACTACGTTTTGGAATAGAAAAATATATATGTGTTCAACACCAACAATAAAGGGATTATCAAGAATAGAAACAGCTTTTGAAGAATCGGACAAAAGATACTATCAAGTGCCATGTCCAGAATGTGACACTTATCAGGTTTTAAAATGGTCAAATGTGGTTTGGGAAGACAATAAGCCTGAGACTGCTGCTTACGCTTGCAATGCGTGTGGTGCAGTTATAGACGAGAGCAAAAAGCAATGGATGTTGAAACATGGTAAATGGGTTGCTACTGATACAAGTAAAGATACAGCAGGCTTTCATATATCAGAATTATATTCAGTTTGGTCAACATGGGCAAACATGGCAAAAAACTTTCTTGAAGCAAAGAAGCAACCTGAAATGTTAAAAACTTGGATAAATACTTCATTAGGCGAAACTTGGGAGGAGCAAGGTGAGGGCGTAGCGTATGAAACACTTTTAAACAGAAGGTTGCATTATGATATAAATTCTATTCCAGATAGCGTTCTCGTTATTACTGCTGGATGCGATACGCAAAAGGATCGTATTGAGTTACAGTTAATGGGTTGGGGTCGAGATTACGAGGCTTGGGTGCTGGAATATAGAATTTTTTGGGGTGATCCTAATGGTTTGAAGGTTTGGCAAGAATTAGATGAATATATAAAACAGAAGTTTAAAACTGACTGTCAAAGGGTTTTGCCTGTTTCTTGCGTGTGTATAGACTCTGGTGGACATCATACTAATCAAGTTTATCAGTTTACAAAACCCAGACAATCAAGAAGAGTTTTTAGTATAAAGGGTATAAATCAACTTGGTAAGCCAATAGCTAATAAACCATCATTTGTTGGCAAAAACAAGGCTGTGCTTTATCCTGTAGGCACAGACACAGCAAAAGAAGCTATATTTGCAAGATTGTCAACAGATGTTGAAAACTCAACCTTACATTTTCCAGCAGATGTAGATGAAGAGTATTTTAAGCAGTTAACAGCAGAAAAAAGAATTACAAAGTTTGTAAGAGGTCGTAAGTCGCTTATTTGGAAGCAAATACGTTCAAGAAATGAAGCTTTAGATACTATGGTTTATAATTTTGCAGCAATTTACATACTAAACCCTAATTTTGATATTATTGAACAAAAAATATTGTTTCAAAATGATAAAATGCCTCTAAAAGAACAAAAGTCTAGAAAAAAAACCAAAAATATTAAAAATTTTGCTACTTCTTGGAAATAATTGTTGACATTTTTTAAGAAAACCATAATGTGATAGTAGATTAATCTATTTTTAAGAGGTCTGCTTGAGTAACAAATTCGATAGAACCAATTATCCAACTGCTGAACCTGCAAAACTTGTTGCAGGCGACAGATTTACATGGAGAAGAGATGATTTAGCTAATGATT